GAGCTACACCAACAGCACTTCCTGAATTAAAGAATCTAGTATTTACTGCATTACTGAATTTATAGACTCCATTTGCCTGATAGTCTTGTAAAGATTCAACACCAGCTTCTGTTACGTGGGAAAGAACTTTAACACCAAGAGTATTAGCAGTATTATCCACTTCAGTAACAATACCTTTTAGATATCCATCAAGAACTGATGTTGTACCTGCACCTGCAAGAGTACTAGAAATTGGTTGGGTTATTCCCATTCCAATCACAGGAGAAATATTACCTCCATGAGTCAGTATTTGATCTGCTTTACCATCAATTATTCCAACTTTAATGTTGTTTGCCCAAGAACCTGGATTTCTTGCTGCTACAACTACATTAGAAATTTGATTCTCATCAAATCCTTTATTAATATAATCATCTAAACTATTAATAATAGTGGCAGTACCAGCATTAGTAGCATTTTGAAGTTGAGTATCAGATGCTCTTACAACACTAAGTATACCACCATATGCTAGATATGATGCAGCAACCATCCAATTTTCATAACTATCATCTGTTGATTTTGGTTTTCCAAAATTGTCTATTAAATCCTGTTCGCTTTCGCAAATTACGGGTATATTAACGGGTCCTTTCTCAGCAGTTAATACGATAGCAGCATTCTTATCTGTCGCAGAGTCTACTCTACCGATTGTTAAATCTACTTCCTTAACTAAAATTCCAGGAGATGCTAAATTGATAGGCATCTTATTACTCTCCGAGTCTCAGATTATTCTGAAATTATTTATTAAAATGCTCTTTTTCAATGGGGAAACAATGCATGAACATTACCAATCAGGATATTGCCAATCTACAAATGGTGCTCTCTTCTTTCTATTTTCTACTATTCTTCTAATCGTACATACTTTACATTCATATGAATATGATGATGCTGTAGCACTATTTTTACGAGTTCTATAAAACCCATCAATTAAATTTTTCTCTTCTCCACATACTCGACACTTTCTATCGTTGAGCAATAAATGCCCAAGTTTCAATTGATCGTCGAATTCCATTACAATACTTGAACAACTCCTACTACATCAGGTATCTCCATCATTAGTTTCTTTTCTATACCCTGCTTCAAAGTCATGGTACTCATAGCACATGTCTCACATGCACCACCTAATTTTACTTTAACATATCCTGTTTCATGTTCGATTTCATAAAGTTGAAGGTATCCACCATCAGCTTCAATATAGGGAATAAGTTCCTCTAACACTTTGAGTACATTTTCTTCTGTTAATTCCATTAGTCCTCTGTTGAAGCGTTAAAAATAATTAACCAGGCAATTGATAAAGTAATTATAAAAAATACTCTAATTGAACTGGGTGATGTGTCAATCATCTATAATCCCACATATATGAACGATCACCATACTCATCAGTATGCCATCTATCACCTTCATTGTCAACAAAACTATCCATATCTTCAAATCCATCTGCAATAAATCCAAATGGTGCCATATCTTGTTCTATTTGATTTTTTTGTTCTTCATAAATTCTTTTACGAACATCATTGTCCGTCATTTCTTTGAAATAATCTTGTGCAACTACCCAAGCAAATATAACAAGACACATTGCTAAGTCATCATTACATCCTTCTTCTGCTTCAAATGAATTTGCTTTTTGTGCAAATGTTGTTAATTCTGAAATCATATCATAATCATTAACTAATATCTTATCATCTTCTAAAAGAGTTTTTAAATTAGAACAACCTAATTTTTTAACTGCTGCTGTTGTTCTTACACCCAACTGACATTTCTTACCAGAGAATCCTTGTCCTACAATCTGACCATTTCTTCCTCTCATAGATGCCATAAGAAGATTATCATACTCTAAATCATATTGAAGAATACTTGCAACCTGATCTCCAATATCATTTACTTCTACCAATACAAATGATTCATTATATCCCTTAGCAACATCATGTATGATATTAGGAAATAGCATAGGTTTAATTTCATTATTCCTATACTTTGCTACTGCTTTATATGGAAACTCTGTAATATCAAAAACTATGAAAGCAGAATAATCATTACCCAATCCACGGGCAACATCAACTGTCATCATATAATTATGATCTTTTACTGGTTCTTCGTAAATATCAAGACCCGCATTTCTTGTTATAGGTTCTTCATATACAAGATTTCTAAGTTTTACTGGACTGATTAAGGTATTAACAGATCCTAAGAACTCACATTCAAACTCAATCTTAAATTGTGCTTCTGAGGTATTAGCAATAGTTTGTTCTTTCCATGCATCATCTCTACCTGGAACTTCACTCCAATGCACATCAGTTGGTATATAATCACTCTTTCCCTTCTCACTATCGTGCCACATACGATAGAAATGATTCATACCCCTTGGGGTAGAAACTATAATAACCTTAGTGGATTGTCCTGATGTAATAGTAGGATAAACGGATGCAAAGAAGTCATCTGCAATATGATTTGGAATGAATGCAAACTCATCAAGGAATATGACGTTGTAAGATCCACCACGAACAGCAGATGATGATGTAGAGTTTGCTGATATCTTTGACCCGTTCTCTAATTCTAATGAACCTTTATTCCAAGATATTATACCTTGCTGCATCCATGAAGGTAAATTTTCATATGCAAGTTGCAATCTGCCAAGTAAATCTCTAGCCGTGGACGCTTTGTTTGCCAGAACAGCAATGTTGACATTATCGTTAAAAACTGCATAGTGTAAAAGGTATGATATACAAGTGGTAGATTTACCTGTCTGTCGGGGCATCTTACAGATATTAAATCTATTCTCATGAAACCTCCTAATCAATTTCTCTTGGAAATCGTACATATTAAAAGGAACTAGTCCTTCATCAAGAGAGACTATTTTTATATACTTTCTAGTAAAATATATGGGATCATCTTTACACTTCAAAAACTCAAGAATATTATCCTGAGAAAATTGTATTGCAGTATTTGCTTTTTTTAGATTGGGGTTACCAAGGTATACATTATCAGACATAGGGTATTAGCACTTCCACTTTCTAAGTGCTTTATTGATCCTTGAATCTGGATCATTAGCAGTCTTAGAACTGGTAAGTTTCTTTTTCATTCCACCCATTCTAGCACAGAATGATTTTTTTCGGGAACCACCTTCTGGTTGTGGTGCTTTTAGATCAGAACCAGGATTCTCACGTTCGTAAGATTTTCTACCTTTTTCATTTAATCCACCTTCTTTATTCTTTCCTGCTTTCTTAGTCCAAGCAGCACCTTCTTGTACATAATCAAAATCATCTCTCCAAGAGTATGATTCACTTTTACTCTTACCATAATTACCAGCACCCTTCTTGCGACACTGAACTAATCTACCAGATGCATATGCAGAAGGCCAAACCTTTGCACTTGCTTTTACCTTATGATAACAAGCATCTTTCTTACCACTACCCTTTCCTTTCTTATCTGCCTCTGTTACTACTTCTTCTTTTACACCACGTTTTGCTTTATGCTCTGCTCTTCTTTGATCAATCATCTTACCTCTATCACTAGGTCCACCAGAAAAGGGAAGATCAAATACAGCAGGTTTACCCTCTCTACCAAACTTTCGTTTGTTTCTTACTGATGCTTTACCATAATCAGAACGTCCTTGTTCTTCCTTTGCTTCACCAACAGGAACACAGTTAGGAACTACTTTCTTTCCTTTCTTCTTCATTCCTTTCTGGGTATAACCATCCCAACACTTTTCGTCGAGTGTAGTTTCTTCTTTCATTTTTTTCTTATCAGTAGAAACGTAAGTTGGTTTTGCTGCACCAGATTTTGATTGTTGTCCTGGATCTGCTGCTTTCTTTCTTCTTGATGCAGACTCTCTTTCTGCCTTAGTCATACTTGCCCTCTTAGAAGATGATACACACTTAGGTGTTCCTTCTCCTGGTTCATCACTCGCACAAGTTCCACCTGTGACTACATTAACCCATCCACCTTTACCATCTTTTGATTTAGAACCTTTAAACCACTTATGTAAAGAACCCTCTGCAATTTTATTAATCCTCATACTTTTATCAGATTTCCAATCATAGGATGCCATTATCTCACTACCACCACCTTGTCTTACTGCTTGTAATTTTTTA